TGCCGCTACTAAAGAATCTACATCGCCTACTTCTTGTAATTTAGCCCAAGCTCTCTCGCCTTGAGCGATTGCTCTCACAGTGGTGTTTCTAACATCACCGCTCAATTTTCTGGACTGCTCCATTAAATTTCTTTGGATAGCTGTTAGTGTAGATGATCCAGTTAATTGAGCGGGAGTACCCTCCCGACCCGCTCCTAATGCCGTGCGAAGTTGCTTCGCCGTCTCAGCCGGTGCCCTCGGCCCCTCGAACTCCACCATCATTTTCTTCAATTTATCAGACGCCCTGTCCTCTCTAGCGCCACGGGAAACGTATTGTCTGACGTACTGTTGTGCTGCTCTAGCAACGCGTGGGGCAGCCTTCACTGCGAGATGAGCCGGAAGAAGAGGTGCGCCTACACTCCCAAAGAATCTCGCAAGGGGGTCTCCAGGGAATACCTTCTCTGCAACACCGGCCCCTCCGCCTGATAAGGCCGCAGAACTTGCTTCTCCAATCGCAGCCTCTTTGGGGTGCTTCCGAATAAAATCGAGGAGAGGGTCAAATACTTTAGGCGGTCCTTGGGATAGTGCTGGTGCTATGCGGGCGGCTGCAAAAAAAGGTAGAGCCGCAAACCCGGCCCCCGCCGCAGTTTCTCCAGCAACAGCGTAAGGACGCAAATCAGGACTAACCTCAGAAATATCCCCGTATCCCATATTGGTGCCACGCAAAACATCCGCCAGCATTTTACTGCCAAGAAATGGCTTTTCAGTTAGCGGCCCTGAGAAGCGCGATTCAAAGGGCGCTACTAAGTCTTCTTCCTCAACACCCAAATTACGTTGGATTTGCTGGATGCCCGATCTAATGCCCTTCTCCGCCCAATCAATCGGGTCTATATATTCAATAATCATCGGGAGTTGGTTCATCAAATCTACTGCGCCACCCACTATATCCCGCAGCAAAAGCGTATTGGCCCCGTGGGCAAACGTAGCTGCTTTTTGTTCGACAGTAGGCGACCTTTCAGACCCTCTACCGAAGTCAGGACCGCCTCCTGCCACGCGACCGCCTCCTGCCACGCGACCGGCTCCTGCCACGCGACCGGCTCCAAAATTAGGTCCATCTTCAGCCATTAGTTAATCTCCTCCATCCCGGAGCGCCGTTTTCCTTTTTGCAAAATTCTTGTTCACAAATGAACCTCTCTCCCCCAACTTCCTCGTCATTTTTCCATATTGTCCCTTTGACAGCAGCTTCAGAAGCACTAACAATATTCCGTAAAATCGGCATCAGGCCTAAAATGGAAGCTTGGATTCTGCCTATGTTCACCTGCTGAACACTTCCCTCCTTTGCCCGATAGTAAGCATCGTTCAAGATCAATAGTTCTTGTTCATAACGAGGGATTAACTTCCTTATGCGCTGTAAATTTTCATTCGCGGTCACCTTAGAACTAGGGAGTATCGGATCAATTATTTCAATGGCAAATCGACCACCCCTTTCAGCTATTGCCTTAACTAAGGGGGCCATCAGAGTATTTCTTAAAAGATTAAGTTCAGCTACACGTTCTCGTTCCTCGGGCCACACATCACCGGCTCCGAACAGGTACGCTACTGCTTTGTTAAGGACGTGTTGAGCCTGATTTAGGAAGGTGCGAGAGCCTCTCTCAAGAAGCTCGTTTGCGTTAGAAAGAAGTTCCTTCTCCTCATCAGAGCGTTCAGCGCCATCTAACCTGTCTTCTCCACCGTCGCCCGCTCTAGACACATCAAATGGAGATCGAGCGTCAGGACCAGTCAAAGTACGCTGCCTCGTTGTAAACACACCCTTGTTTATATGCGGCAGAAAGTCTGAATCTTGAACATTTACCCCGAACATATCCCCTGGTTTGTAGTCAACACCGTTGTAAGTAAATGCTTCATTGACTTCAAAATTCTTCATTGCACTAGGGAGCGGCGGTTCCCTTTCGGCTCTCTCTTCTGCTCTTGTTTCAGCGGCAAGAGTTGCCTCTAGATGACGCGCCTCTTTAGCCAATGCCGTCACCAAGTCACGATCCCCTGCCGCTTCTGCCTCAATTTGCCGTTGTCTAATTTCTTCTAACTTTTGGGTCTTCTCATAGATTCGTTCTTCTAATAATGTCTGTCTTTTGAGTTCTCTTTCTAAGCCTGCGGTTGGGTCAAGAATATTCCCCCATTGCTCCACCAACGGCCAATTTTTATCGGCTATTGCCCTTTCCATCCCTCTTTGGGCCTCTCTCTTAATGGCCTTTTCCGTTGCTACGTTACCCTCCAACCGGGCCTTGTCATAAAGGAGCTTCAACTGAAGAGGATCAATGCCCGCTGTTTCAGCAATTTCTGCGCTAACTGGAGAAAAAGCCGCACGACCATCATCACCGATTTCTTTTCTTCTAAGTTGAGTCTCCCTAGCCCCAGGCGGGGGTGAAACCCCAGCAAGAGGAACATCGGTAGCGAATTGTTCAAAATAGTTGCCGCCAGGAGGTGGGGTCGCTCCTCCTGCTTCGAGAATGCTAGCCAATACTTGGCTTCGCGCTCTTTTTTGTCCTTCTTGAAGTCTAACAGCTTCAGCTCCGGCCCATCTTGCACCCAATGCATCCGCTAGCCTTTGAAGATTCCCCGCAATCGGACTACCGCCGTATGGATTGCGCGGTAGTTGATACGGCGTCATCGCTTGCTTCATCCCCGCCTGTTGCCGTGCCCGTGCATAGGCAATCCGGGGATCGGTGGTGAAGGTAACCATCAGCCTCTCCCCAAACGAGCAGCGAGTAATGTTGTTGGGATACCTAGCGCAGTAGCCTGTTGCTGTTGAGCGCCTTGATACCTCGCCAGTGCATCAGCCTGTTGTGAAGCCGCGATAGCGCCAAGATCAACCGGCGCTGGCCCAGCAACCGGGGCTATGCCCGGCGGTCCTTGCGTTGCGACCTGTGTAAACGGCGTTGTGCCGGTCATCAGGGCCGACAATTCAGACATGGGTTGCTGACGAAGGCGTAGCGCCTCGGCAATCTGCCTGTCCCGCGCCTCTCGTTGCAATGCGACCTGCTGTTGCTGCTCTGCTATGCCTTGACCACGCTGGGCCTGGGCGATCTGGTATTCCGTTCCAATCTCACCAAGCTGTTGGCCGCGTCCCGCGAGGACATTCGATAAGATATTTCTTTGTAGGTCTTGGCCCTGGAATATGGACTGAGTAGAGAGTTCGGCCAGAGCATCGTTCTTTTGTTGATTGAACAGACGCATTTCTTCGTTATATGCGTCTGAGCCTTCTGGGATGCCGGAATTGATGAGTTGGGTCCGTAACCCGCGCTCTGCCCGGTCGAACTGCGGGTTCAGCCGCGCAACCGCTCGGTTGAAAAATTCACTCGCCGCATTCGATGTGTACGTATTGAGGTCCGCATAACCCGGCAGCGCGTAGGTCGCAGCCTCGGTAGAATATTCCGGTTGCGCCCCCACCGACGAGTATTGGAACGGACCCGGTTCCCCGACCATCCCCTCGGTGGTAAACGGATCAGTTGGGATTTGCCCTAATCGCCCCGCTGCAAGCCCCTGTAAGCCCCCCTGGATGCCTACATCGCCCCGGCGTAACCCTTCATACTCTGGCGTTAAAGATGTCGCCTGGAGATACCTGTCAGGCTCATACTCTTGAAATGTCGTCGTTTGGTAGGGCGAAATGATATCAGGGCGTCCAAGACGCGCCCCCAGCCGTGCTGCCTCAACATTCGCGGCGCTCTGTTGCGCGCCGATTGCACCAAAATTGATGGGCGGTGGCGCGCTAGGATTGCTGAATAAATTTCTAAGAAACCCCATGAGTCAAATCCTTCCGCATCACGACCGCTGTGCGTTTATACCCGTCCAATACTCGCTCCCAGCCAGGACGCCCTATGATCTCGACGCTCGAAAAATCATTTTTCTGGGCGTAAGAGCAGATATCATGCTCGATCCCTACTAATTCCTCTAAATCGCCCCCGGCAAGACCAACCCTTAACGCCTTACCATAGGCGCATGTCACCGCCAGCGAATGCGGTGCCATAAAGAGCCGAAAGTCGCCACTGAGCAGGCCGCTTTCCACATCCTCACGTTGGATATTCTCGTAAGCCTCGGTCGAAGGCCCGAGAATTTCCCACATTTCATCTGAAATAATCAAAACCCGCCCGACCCTTGTTCAAAACGAACGTCTGTTGCCAGCCAGCGAACCGACTGCGCCGAAGTTTGTGTACGAAGGCGCACCGCTGCATTCCAGCCAATTTGCGCCACGGATAACCATTCCAACTTAGTATTGATCGGTGCTGCCCACGCCGAAGTCCCCCATGTCGCCAAATCCCAGGTCGCCGCATCGGACTCACCCGTTGAAGGCGTAAGCGTCGATGTACCATCGTGGTAGTCAACATCAAAACCAATCGACACCGTTAGGTCCGCATCCGACGCCATAACCGGGCGGATCGCCACGTAGCGGTTCGGCCCGGTGCGGCCTCCGAAATAGATAAACGCGGTCTTGGCCGATGCTGCAATCGCTGCCCCACCATCGTCCGGTCCCGAATCGGCTTTGTGGACTTTCGTATTACCGCCGAAATAGAGGTCGCTATCGAACACCGCCCACGTATACCCATTCTGGTCGGTAAACCGCGCCCATGAGCCGGTCTCAAGATTAATAACATACTGGTTGAACTCACCGGCAGTGCTGGCCGGAACATTTATCAGAGCGTACCCACCACGCGGGTAAAGCACCCCTTCCCAGCCAAATGTTGAGACAAAATTCACCACAGCTTCGTTATACGTGGATGAAATCTTGTCCGTTATGGCGATATTAGGTGCGGCTTCTCCGGTGCCCAACACCTGGGTCATGGGAAGCACACCATTCTCGGTGATGAGATAGCAATCACTGCCCACGATGAGAATACAGCGACGACCAATAGGACGACCGACGTTATATACGCCGACGAGCGACCATTTGGTGGCATCCGAAGGATCGGTGCCAGCGTACATCGCAATCTCACCTTCATCGGTCCAGAACAGAGCGTTGTCTTCCGGTCCTGCCCCGCCATCCCGCGTCCATGTCCCAATCGCCTGTAGCTGCCCGCCACGCTGGAACACGCTGCCTAAGTCGAACTCGCTCACCGCTCCGGCGACAGCGTTGACGCCGATAAATCCAAAAGTCATGGAATTGACGAAAACAAAGAACAGGCGTTCCTTAAACAGCGTCACGTTAATGATGTTAGCAGCCGTTACACCCGTCAGAGATGGCGTGGCCCATGTGCTGCCGTTCCAGTGCCGTGGGGCATCCTCACCGTTGCAAATCCACAAGAACGACCCACCAGCGGTGGTGATATTTGTCCACTGGAACTGAGCATTACTCAAACTCGTAATGACCGCCGAACCAACCGCACCCGCCGATGTCACATCATAAACAGCAGTGCCGGAAGCCGCGAACATCGTATTGGCGGTGCCGGAATTGTAGAGCATCAAGCTCTGAACCGTGCTGGGAAGGCCGGTTACATGGTCGTCGTAGCCGTTACGCACTTGGACATGCGAGCGGGCCGGGAAGAAATTATCGAGCCGGATCGCGTCCGTTGGCGGCACCAAATCCACAGAGTCACGGGTATTCAACCCGCCCATCGGGGCCGGGATTGTGGCGTTTGCGCCAGTTATGCGAAGCGGTGCTTGTGCCATTATGCGAACTGCCGGGGGATCAACGCCTGCGCGAGTCTCCTTTGTTCCTCTCCTAATTCACGATTTCGCCTCAATCGATCTTGTATTGCTTGAGAAATTGGGTCTAGCGTCCTCTCCCCATCTCCCACAACAACCTCCTCAACAACATCCTCCTCATCGGTGACCGACTGCGGTGGGGCGAATGGCGGTTCAGCGATTGGAACGTCTGGAGCGCCCCCATATGGTTGACTGAAATCAGGCTGCCGCCGAAGTCTCTGAGTGTCTTCTATCTCGGGTAAGACACGTTCTCCAGGCCCGCGACGCATAAGCAGAAAGTTAGCAAGTGGATTATCCCAAGGGCCATATTTAGCTTCTGCCCACCGTGTTAACCCCGGCCCACCCGCACCCCACATTCCCAAAGCTGCCAAGCCCCCAATGGCGGGTGGGAGAATCGCAGTGGCAGCACTTCCTGCAAGTGCAGGGATGAATGACATTAACTCCCTCGGCATGGATACTCCGCCGCCCATAACCGCGTATTCGCCTTCCGGGGTAAGTCGAGTTAAATTCCTTAATATAGGTTTGAGATTAGGGTCGTCGCCATACCCGCGATCCACAGCGCGTCTCGCAGCCCCCGCAGCGGGAGCATATTTCCCGATGCCGCCCTCAGAGATATTAGCCGACAAACGACTCGCCATTTCTTCCGGGGTTAATCGCGCATCGTTTATAATTACCTCAAAGTTAAGTGCTTGCATCTCGGAACCACTGTTAGGTAGTCGATTTGCTTGTATTGCCGCCATGACGGCTGCATAGCCTTCGGGCGTATTCTCATTGTAACCATAAGAGGCTTTAACCTTCGCCACAGCCGCATCCTGTATTATCTGCTGTTTATCATTGGCTTCCTGTGCTGTGCGTTGTGCTGACTCTGCCCGTAGTTGTATAGGTTTTGCCTCTGTCCGCGCCCTAAGAGGCAACAGTGGAGTAAATCCTGTCGGGGCGCGCTCTTGTTCATAAGCAATATTTCCACGTTCCTCTGGCGGCGGTCCCGTAGGCTCTACCGCACGCGGTGGCGGGGCGGTTGCCTCCCCAGGAGGCCACGCCGCTCTCTCACGATCCATCTCTACTGCCTCTGGCATTGGGAGAGTACCCGGCCCGCTTGATCGGGTTGTGCCCGCACCAGTAATAGGATCAATTCCCGGTGCCAATCCAACTGGATGAAGAGTACGGGCGTTGAAGGACCATCTATCGGGCACGAAGGATGGGGCTGGAACTGGAACAGTGAAATCCGGGGCTTCAACCGCCGCGTACTCCGGCGAGCCTGGGTCCACCCCCAGTCCTATCGCCATATCAATCGCGCCCTGGATGTCGGCGGCACTAGGCTGCTGATATGAGGGCAATCCATTGACTACGTACTGCCCTCCCCCTAGAGGAACACCACCACCCTGCGCCCGAAGCTGTGCAGCTTCACCGGGGTTAATGTAGGCAGGGAAATGACCCGGCGGTGCGCCCCGATTGAGCGCCCGCGAAAGCATTTCGCCATAGAGGTCTCGCGCCATAAGTTAAGCCGTTTTCGCCCCACC